CCAGATGGAGTGGATGAAACGGGTTCTCCACTATCACCACCAGGAGATCCAACAGGTTGTACAACTACAAGTGGCACCGATGCTATGGAACCTTCTACATTATTAAATCGTGAGCTAACTGGTTCAAGTGAAAACCCAAAATTTGAAGGAATTGGTGTAACTTGCTGTGGTGTTATATTTGTTGGTCCATTCGATTGTGGCATCTGTTGCACAGGAGGAGCAACAGTAGATGCAGCAGGAGCACTACTAGTAGGTGGAGTCTCAGCTTTACCAAGACCCTTATTCATTTGCTGAACAATATCGTTTAGATCAGACAATCTGTTTAGATCCGGTTCACCTCCAAATCTCGGTATTCCTAGAATTCCAGGTTTATCAAGGAACATAGCCTCATTAAACATCCCCACTCTAGCATTAAAGAAATTCTTTCCTTGCTCCGTTAACTTAGTATCTCTAATACCCTGGATAAATTCCATAGATTTTATCATACTGGTCTTCAATTTTTCATATTCATCATATTTTCTCTTATCTTCTGGACTCAATTTAGACACATCTTTTTGCACCTTTGATAAAGCAAGTCCTACATCTTTATTCAAAGTTTCATATCTACTAGTATTTTGGCGCAATACCTTAATAGCAGCAATTATATGATTAAGTTGCACTTTATCTTCATCAGTAATATTCTCACCAATTGCATTTCCATATACTCCATCTATAAGTTGCTGTCTTTGGTGCTCAATTTCATTAAGTATTCCAGATGGATCTAAGTAAATTCTTTCAGGAGAAGCTGTAGTTGTACCTCTTAAAGCGGGTTTTTGCTTGTATATTTTTTCTTCTTCCTCATAAAGCATTTCTAATGTACTCTCTCTTCCATGTTTCAAATAATGATCGATAGTTTTTCGTTTTGATTCTGAAAAACTACTTCGACCACTTCCGAACCTATCATTTTTAATAATATCAAAAAGTGTGACACCAGCTGCCACAGCTATAGCACCTATCAAAAGATATGGGTTTGCCAATAACCCTAGGATCTTTGGAATGTTGAGCAGCATTGATGTAAGAACACCACTAATTGTTCCAGTAATAGCACCAATGCCACCATTCAGAGCAAGTGCAACACCACCAGCAATCGCCAATCCCTTAATAAGATCGTTCTTTATCTTTTCAAAAGCATCATTATCACCCTCTGACCATGCTTCTAAGGCATCTAATCCTTTTATTCCTAACCACCCTAAGAACAATGCCTCAAGTGCTTTCATAAAGCGACCAAAAGGTCCCATTGCTCTTTTCTTTAAAGCCTCAATTGGTTTGACTAAACCATTCTTAAGAGCAGACTCAATAAAGTTCTCTTTTGTACCTTTTTTAAGACTATCTGCGGATTCTCTCTTTTGCTTTATCTCTCTCTTATCTTCTTCTGCATCTTGAGCGTTTCTACCACCAATCAGATCTGCAATTGCAGTTAAATTTCTTTGGATTGCAAAGATATTTTTGTTTAATGAATTATATTGCTTGACAGTCAAGTTCCCTTCAGGAACTCCTGGGTTGTCAACCTTACCCTCGGGAGTTCCCTTCTGTCCTGGTGGAAGTAGCTTTGTAGGGTCAATAACCATTAGATTGTTGTGCCTTTAAATTCTGCTCTTCGATAAATGACTCTAATAAACTAAGGTAGATGTCCCTTTCCCAAGGGATCATATTTTCAATATCACTCAAGGAGTATTTATGATGCTGCATGAGCGCGAAATTGATCTTGTAGAAAGCTACAATATCCTCATGTAACATCGCTAGCTGAAAAAAGATGCTAATCCCTCAAGTACAATCTCATTTTCTACCCCAGTATTGGGGTTTTCAAACTTAACAGTATGAGAAAGCTTAGGCATAGTATTAAAGAAGGATTCAATTTGTTTAAACTGAGAAGAATTCAAACCCTCAATAAATTCAATCCATTCCTTCTTAGGAGTATCCTTTGACTCCCAAGTTTCATCATCTGAGTAAATCATATCAACACATGATGCAATGACATCAAATGATGCATTAAGATCAAGACCAGCACCAAAGTTTTGACTGATAAACTCGCCAAGAGATGGATACTTCATCCTCAAAGTTAAAGTATCATCTAATTTGATATCTGGATTGTGTTCGGGATAATCAATAACCTGAATTTCATCGATGTAGACTGTTAGAGGAACTTTAGTCTCCCCATCATCCTGACAGGTAACAATAACATCAATAGATTCTCCAACTGACTTGCCACGAACATTTAAAAATAGATATTCGATGTCAAAAGTAGAGAGTTCATTTACTTTCACACCACGAGTGATAATACATGCGGTGAGAACATCTTTGATAGCTCTCGCAATCTGTTCAATATCATCACTTTCCATAGCCAAAACAAGAACTTTTTCTTCTTTGACTAGAAATGGGCGATACTTAATTTTTTTCTTTGTGGACGGAATAACCAACTCAAATGTCGGAGTTGCAATCTTTGGTAAAGGCATAATAATTGTTCAGTAATTTTATTTATTAGGGTCTAAAAGGTCTTACCTCAATAGTTTGAACCAGAGGAGAGTTATTTTGATCAGTTTTTGCAGGTTGTCCACTATCTCCAGAAGGACTACTAGTGTATTCTCCTCCTGTCATATAGTCAAATAACATATCATTTTGAGCGAGATCTCTCTTATCATCCACAGACCATTCAGTTGCAACTTTTCTTTGGTCAGAACTTGTGTCTAGGCTTCCAATACTTCCAAGAACATACCTATCATAACTGAAAGTCACAGTAATTTCTAGAACTCGATTAGTTCCATAATCTACCGCAGATGGAACAATATTAACTGGGAATGCATTGATAAAGGTATAGTCTATCTTCTGGAAGTGGTCTTTGTCAAACTTACTTACACCCATTTGACTACACTTATAGTTGTCGGGAAACAACATTCTATTATAATAAGCTTTCTTATCCTGACTTACTTCTCCACCACTTGCAATAAATTCTTGCCATAGTTGGAAGAACTTTAATACAAGATAGTTCTTATCAACAATAAAGGTGAATGAACTATCGGTAAAGACTCTTGTGTGGGCATACTTTTGGACAATACCCATGTAATTGCCTTTTATTTGCGCGGTAGCAAAAGCAGCACCAGGAAGTTCTGCTCCCTTACACAACAAATTTAATTCCCTAGTAAGAAAATATCGAGAAAGTAAAGGTTCCTTCGCTTGAACATAATTTAATAAACCGGTTGGGAAAGCCAGAAGTTGAAACTCAAAATGATTCGTTGTAGCTACATTCGTAAACAACGATTTTATTTCTGTTGTAGTTCTCTTCCTGGGGTAATTTCGTCGTGGCACACTAAATACCTTAGGTTAAATGTTTTATAATGGCGTATAGAGGTAGATTTCAACCTAGCAATATTGAAAAATATCGAGGAGACCATCGTAACATTATTTATCGCAGTTTATGGGAACGAAAGTTCATGGTTTACTGTGATAGAAATGAAAACATCCTTGAATGGGGTAGTGAAGAAATCGTTATACCATACAGATCCCCATTAGATGGTAGAATCCACAGATACTTTCCTGACTTCTATATTAAAGTTCGTGAGAGCAATGGAAGTATTAAAAGATATATTATAGAAGTAAAACCAAAGAAGCAGTGTATTGAGCCAAAGGTACAAAAGCAACGAACTAAAACATACATCCGTGAAGTTGCTGAGTATGCTAAGAATCAAGCGAAGTGGAAAGCTGCTACTGAATATTGTAAAGATAGATTATTTCAATTTAAAATCTTAACAGAGGACAATTTAGGTGTATGAGTAGGTTACAACCTATAGTAGATGAACTTATCGGTTTGGAACAACCAGAAGATATTTTCACTAAGCTTATGGAAGTTCTAGATAATCTGGAAATTATTCCAGAAGGAGGAAAATTCTATACTTTTATATACAAAGCAAAGACACCAAACATAAGATATGATGAGTTTCCACTAATTGCCTGCACTAGTGTAGATAAATGGGGATTCACCGGATTTAACTTTCATTGGAATCTAACAAGAAACTATACTTGGGAAGAATGCCAAAGTCAGTTATATGTTATTGAGGCTAATGAACTTGAAGATGCCAGATCTTTATCATATGCAAAATTCAAAATGTCCACATAAATAACTAATAAAAAAACGGATGGCTCATCCACAACTGCTTAGATATCCTCTCGATATTATAGACTCCACAACAGACTATATGTTTTTGGAGGTTATGGAATATGTGCCTTCGGGAGTACCTAGTTTTGCACGGGGTAGTGGTAGAAGAAACCCAGTAACAGGAAGTAGTGTTTTTGATTGGGCAGGCACGAAAGCAAAACAAAGTATTATCTTACCAATACCAAATTCTATCGCATCAGTAAACAGAACTGGTTGGGGAGAAAGTAGAATATCTGCACTTGCTGGTGCAGGACTCAAGGCAGCAGGACTAGTAGTTGATGCAGCTACAGGTAAGCTTGGAGATACTGGTGTGCTTGGATCCACACGAGATTTTGCTGAAAACGAAGCTTCAGGGTTGGCCCAGGGCAGAGGTGCTGGATTTGATCTGTATAGGAATTATTTCAAAACACAAGCTCAGAGAGCGATTGTCAATTCACTTGCAGGAACTTCGATTGGATTAAATGATGTCCTTGGTAGACAAGCTGGTCAGATTGTAAATCAAAATGTAGAACTATTGTTTAATAGTGTATCTATTAGACCTTTTGGATTCAACTGGGATTTGACTCCTAGAAATATAAAAGAATCACAATCAGTTCTACAAATTATAAGAAGTCTTAAAAGGGCATCTGCAGCAAAGAGAGAAAAAGGTGCAAACGCATTCTTACAGGCACCAGATGTTTTTAGACTTAACTATAAAAAAGGAACTGAGAATCAAAAATATCTGAATAAATTTAAATTATGTGCTCTAACAAGTGTTGGAGTAGATTACACTGGTTCTGGTGTTCACGCAACATATAATGATGGAACACCGATTCATTATAGATTGAATTTATCATTTACTGAGCTTGAACCAGTATATGCCG